TTCAAGGCCGCAGAGGCCGCGAAGAAGAGCGCCGACGAGGCGGCGAGCATCATCGACGCCCTCGGCAACACCGACCCCGTGAAGAAGGAGCCCAGCATGCCCGACGCCAAGACCCTCGGCGAGTTCGCCGCAAAGAACCTCGACCTTACCGCCATGCGTGCTGGTGCTGCCAAGTCCGCGGGCACTGGCTTTGGCTTTAAGGCCGCGACCGACGTGCACATGAGCACGCCTGTCGAGGTCGTGGACCGCAACGTCGTGGCCATCGCTCGCGACCTCGCCATCCGCTCGCTCTTTGGCGCTGAGTCCATCAGCGGCACCGCGCTGAAGTACTTCGTCCTCGGTGCCACCGAGGGCGCACCGACTGTCGTGGCTGAGGGCGCACAGAAGCCCCAGCTCCATGTCCCCTACACCCCCGCCACCGCCACTCTCCAGAAGATTGCCGGATGGTACTACGAGACGGATGAGCTGCTGGAGGACAACGAGTATCTCCGCTCGTCCATCGACAACCGTGGTCTCTATGCCCTCGACCAGGCCATCGAGTCCTACCTCATGACCACGCTGCTCGCCACCTCGGGCCTCGGCACCATTGCCCAGGCCCCGACCGCCGACAACATCTTCCAGGCCATCATGCAGGTGAAGAGCGCCAGCAACTACGACGCCGATGCCATCGTCATCAACCCCGCCGACTACCAGACCCTGCGCCTCGCCAAGGACGGCGGCACCTCGGGCCAGTACTACGGCGGAGGCTACTTCTACGGCCCGTACGGCAATGATGAGGTCATGCGCCAGCCGGGCCTCTGGGGCCTCAACACCGTCGTGACTCCCGCCATCGCCGCTGGCACCGTGCTCGTCGGTAACTTCCGCATGGGCGCATCCGTCATTACCAAGGCTGGCGAGGGCACCCGCGTCGAGGTCGTGACTGGCGACCACGACGACCGCACCAACAACCGCGTGACCGTGATCGTCGAGGAGCGCCTCGCCCTCGCGACCCGCGTCCCCGGCGCGTTCGTCAAGGTCAAGGCCGCCTAGCCCATGGACGACATGCGCACCTATCGCGCGCCAAGCGGCTACTGCTACCAGTACCGCGAGGGCAAGCAGCCCGACGGCTACGTGCTGGCCGAGCAGGCCAAGCAGCACGAGGAGCAGCCCAAGCGGCGCGCGCCGCGCAACAAGGCGCGGAAGGCTGACAACAAGTAAGGAGGGCGCCACGATGCTTACCCCGTGGGGCTATTCCATCGACGCGGACGAGATGCCCGGACTCATCGACGCGACCGAGTACGACGCGGCGACGGGTGGGCGCTTCACAGGCGATGACCGCGTGCCCGCGGCAATCGCGGCGGCGTCGGCGGCAATCCGCAACTACTGCGGGTGGCACGTGGCGCCGTCCCTGCCCTGCACCTACGTCACCGACGGCGAGCGCGGCGACCTGTGGCTCCCGTGCGCCGCTTTGACTTCCGTCGAGTCCGTCACGTTCGACGGCGACGAGCAGACCGTCAAGGGCTACAACCGACTGGGCCGCGTGCGCACCGACCGACCGCAGCCGTGCGGCATCGGCAACGTCTCCGCGACCTACACGGCGGGCTACGACCTCGCCGCCGTCCCCGACCTTCTGGGCATCGTCGTCCAGCGCGTGACCGCGACCATCGCCCTCGGCGCCTACGGCGTCGCGAGCGAGAGCGCGGGCGGCGTGGCAATCAGCTACGGCGCGGCGGCCATGGCCGACAAGGGCGGCGCGTTCCTGCCCGCCGACGTGCGGGCGGCGCTCGCGCCGTATAGGCTGGTGAAGGCCCATGCTGCCTAGCTGGTGCAATGACGTCGTGACCGTCAAGCGCGCGCCCAACGTCACGCGCAACGGGCGCACCGAGCGCGACTGGGCGGCGGCGTCAACCCACACAATCGCGGGCTGCTCGCTCCAACCGGGCGCGACCGCGACCGACTTCGCCGACCCCGCCCGCGTCGAGTCCATCGACGCGACCCTCTACGCGCCGCCGACCGCCGACATCATGGACGGCGACCGCGTGGAGTTCGGCGGGCGCACGTACGACGTGAGCGGCGCGCCGCGTCTGTGGCGAAGCCCGACGGGCGCCGTGAGCAACCTGCAGGCCAACCTCCGCGCGTGGGCGGGCTGAGCCATGGCCCGCACGAAGGTGCGCGTCGAGGTGCTCAGCGAGGGCATCGCCGCGCTGATGCAATCCGCCGCGCTGGCCGCGGAGGTGGACGGCGCCGCGTCCCGCATCGCCTCAATCGCGGGCGACGGGTTCGAGGTGCTGCCCGCCGAGGTACACGGCGACCGCGCGATGGCGCTGGTCGTCCCTGAGGACGCCGACGCCATGGAAGCGGAAGCCCGCGACAAGGTTCTATCGAAGGCGGTGAGCGCGTGCAGATCGTGACGCCAATCGACATCGAGTCGGCGCTGGCCGCAGAGCTGGACGCCCGCCTCGAATCCATCAACGCCCACGCGACGCCCGCGCCCGACGACATAGGCGCGGGCGCCGTCGTTGTGCAGGCAATCGGCGGCGGCGAGCAGACCGCCGTCTCCGACCTCTACGACGTGGTCATCTACGCGTTCGCGTCCACCTACGACGCGGCGCTCGCGACTGGCCGCGCCGTCTGCGGGGCCGTCCGCATCCTTTGGGTGGACGGCGCCGTGGCGGCACCCGTGACGTTCACGACGTCCACGGCTTCGCCGCCGTACATCGACCCCGACCCCGACCGCCCGACACTCTGCCGCGTGACCGTTCGCGCGACCGTGGGCGCTCGCGGGCAAGCCTAGAGAAGGGATGACCAATGGCTGGAATTGACTCCAACAAGGTCTATCTGCCGTCGCCCGACCAGTCGGCGGCTACTGGCGCCATCGCCAAGGCGCCCGTCGGCACCACCATGCCGACCGACGCCCGCACCGCGCTCCCGAGCGCGTGGACCACGGGCGGCTACGTCGCCGAGGGCGGCCTGACCCTCAACATCAACCGCTCGACCACCACCATCAAGGACTGGGCGCTTTCGTCCGTCCGCGTGGCCACCACCGACTTCGAGACCACCATCGAGTTCGAGTGGCTTCAGACCGACGAGTTCGCCGCCGTGACCATGTTCGGCGCGAACAACGTCACGAAGACCGCCGCCACGACCACCGCTGGCGAAATCCTCAACATTGGCATCGGCCCGTCCATGCCCGAGTCTGGCGCGTTCGTGTTCTCGATGAAGGACGGCGACCGCCGCGTCCGCATCCTCGCGCCGAACGCCCAGGTCACCGCCGTCGGCTCGCCGACGTTCCAGCCGGGCGACGCCGTGAAGTGGCCCGTCACCCTGACGTGCTACGACGACGGCACGGGACACAGCGTGAACGCCATCTTCGACGACGGCAACACGACCGCCTAGCGCGTGAGACGGGGGAGACATGCTGAATCTTGACGCGATCGAGCCGACCACGTTCGAGTTCATGCTCGGCGGCAAGACGTACACCATCCCGACGCTCGACAGCATCGACGCCGCGCCCGTCCTCGACGTCATCGAGGGCAACGACGTGAGCACCGCGACCGTGACGGCGCTCTTCCGCGCCATCATCGCCAAGCACGCGCCCGATGCCATGGAGCACATGAGCATCGCCCAATTGAAGGCGCTCACGAGCGCCTACATGAGCACGGGCGACGCGGGGGAATAGTCGCCCTCGCCCGTCTTGACCGCGAGACGGACGGGGCGCTGAACGCCGACATGATGGAGCGTCTGGGCGTGAGCATCGCCCAGGCGCCCCACGTGTTCGGATGGCACGCGCTGGCCACGTGGGCGCGGCACCTGCCCGAGGACAGCGCGACATATCGCGCGGCGCACCCGCAGGAGCATGCGTTCTCGTCCGCGTACGGGCGGGCGTCCATCGCCGCCGACATCTTTGACGCGGTGATGACCGTCGCGCGCACCGTCGCGTCGGTGGGCGGTGGACGGCCACGCGCCGTCAAGCCCTACCCGCGACCGAACGGCGAGGGCGTGGAGCGCGACCACTTCGGCGAGGGCGCGATATCAATCGCGGAATTTGACAGTTGGTACTACGACGAGTAGGGGGCGACCGTGGCAGAGGGCGTAACCGTTGCAAATGCGTACGTCCAAATCATGCCCTCCGCAGAGGGCGCGAAGGAGAACATCACCGACGCGCTGCTGCCCGCCGCCGAGGGCGCGGGCGAGGAGGCGGGCGAGCTTGCTGGCTCGGGCATCCTGTCCAAGCTGGGCGAGCTGAAGGGGCCGCTCATGGCGCTGGGCGGCTCGCTTCTCGCCGCCGTGGGCGTCCAGAAGATTGCGACCGCGCTGCTCGACATCGGCGGCGAGTTCGACGCCATGACCGACGCCATCATCATCGGCACGGGCGCGTCGGGCGAAGCGCTGGAATCGCTGCGAGACTCGGCGATAGAGATTGCGACCACCGTCCCCGTCTCGTTCGAGGACGCGGGCGACATCGTGCAGAACATCAACACCCGCATGGGGCTCGTGGGCGAAGACCTCGAAGCCGTGGGCGAGCGCGTCGCCGCATTGGGCGAGCTGACGGGCAAGTCGATAAACCTCGACACGTTGACGGGTTCGCTCAACGCGTTCGGCATCGCGGGCGAGGACGCCGCCGCGACCATGGACTACCTGTGGGGCGTTAGCCAGTCCACGGGCATCGGCTTCGACCAGCTGACGGGCATCCTCGAATCGAACGCGCCCGCGCTGCAATCGCTGGGCTTCTCGATGGAGGAAGCCGCCAACATGGCGGGCCTGCTCGACCGCGCGGGCATGGACGCGAGCGGCACCATGGGGCGCATGGGCAAGGCGCTTGTCGAACTCGCCCAACCGGGCGAGGACGCTGGCGAAGCCTACCGCCGCATGGTCGAGGAGATTGGCGCGTACATCGAGGCGGGCGACGAAGCCGCCGCGCTCGACCTCGCGTCGCAGATATTCGGCACGCGCGGAGCCGCGCAGTTCGTCGGCGCCGTCCAGTCGGGCGCCCTCTCGCTCGAAGAGCTGGAGAACGCCGCGCTTGGCGCTGGCGACGGCATCATGGGCACCATGGAGGCGACCATGGACTGGCCCGAGCGCTGGGATTTGCTCAAGAACAAGGCGTCCGCCGCGCTGGAACCGCTGGGCGGCGCGCTCATGGACGGCGCGACGCAGGCCATGGAGACGCTATCGGCGG